ATGAGCTACAGATCCGCACCCGACCTATCTTGCCGCAATGGATTCGTGGAGGCGATAAAAGCCGCAGGCGAGTACATCGCCGAACACGCCGACAACCTTCTCGGGGAATACCCGGCGCTGTTGAGCGACATGCGCATAACGGCGACGTTCGAGTTTGATTCCGTCCCGTGCGTCGAGGTGACGCGGGCTCACATCGTCTGCAAGCCCGAGGAATACCCGAACGGGAAAGGGGGCGATCATCAATGAGCGATACCGTTTTCCTGGGAACCGTGGTGCACACTCCGCACGTAGATCGTAACGGGGTTTTGCCGTTCCTGTTCCCGGAAGAGTTCAACGACAAGGCAAGCGACCTGCTGGCCGTTGCCGAGCACATCATTTTCACGGAGTGTTGCGAAAACGGGTGCGTAAGCTACAGCGACAAGCTGGGCGGGCATCCGACGAGCTGCTCGCTTCTCTACCCGTCGCAGGGCGCGCCGCTTTCGTGCTGCGCGTTCTCTCCTGTAAAGGACGGTGCGAAATGAGCGACATTCAGATTTTCGACAACCCCGCGTTCGGGCAGGTTCGCACACACGAGGACGAGCGCGGCGTGGTGACGTTTTGCGCCAAGGACGTTGCGGCGGCACTTGGCTACAAACGCACCACCGATGCTATCAAGCAACATTGCAGGTCAGATGGGGCGGTGTTTTACCGCCCCATTCTTGACCAGCGCGGACGCATTCAGAATGCGAGGTTCATCACCGAGCCGGACTTGTACCGTCTCATTGCCCACAGCAAGCTGCACAGCGCCCAGTTGTTCGAGGCGTGGGTGTTCGGGGAGGTTCTGCCGTCGATCAGGCGGCACGGCGGCTACGTGGGGGCGGCCCCCGGCGAGACCGACGAGCAGATCCTGGCGCGCGCCCTCGTCGTGGCGAACGCCGCCATCGAGCGCAGCCGTTCGGAGCTCGAAGAGCTCAGGCCGAGAGCGGCGCTTGGCGATGCCCTCATGGGCAGCGACGGGACGTGCTGCATCCGCGAGGCCGTGCGCTACATAGCCCCGATGAACGCGGAGATAAGGCTACGCGACGTGATGGAAGACCTCAAAGCCTGCGGGATGCTCTGCAAGGGCCAAGGCTCGACGCCGCCGACGCGCGCGGGCATCGACACGGGCCGGTTCGTGCAGCGCACCGCGCCCGACGTTGTGCACCAGGACGGATGGGTCACGCGCGGTCGGGCCTACGCCCACGTGACCCGCAAGGGCATAGCGTGGATGATTCAGCGCTACGGGGGCCAGGGCGTGATCGATTTCGGGGGCGATGACCTATGAGGCGCGCTGTTCCCCTCTTCAAGCCGGGCGAAGTGCCCGACTACATGCTGGAGGTAACGACCGAAAACGTCAAATGCCCCTACTGCCTCGCCCCGTTGGAGGTCGAGCCTTCCGACGATCTTGAAGGGTACCCCTTGCCGGAAGGCGAGGCAGATGTGTGGTGCCCGGCATGCGGCAAGGAGTTTCTTCTTGTATACGAATACGACCCGAGCTTCTCAGGGCGAAAGATGGAGGTTGACAAGCTATGACGCTTTCCGAAGAACCACGCAAGGAATACACGATAGACGAATGTCGGGCCGAGTTCAAACGCCGCTGCAAAGACCACGGGAGTTTGAACATCGACAGCATTTCCCAAGTGGCATTCAAGTGCCCGGCATGCGGCACCGTTTACACGCTTGGCGAATGGGCCGAGGCTGCGGGATGCGATAAAACGGGCGTCGTTGCCAACGACGGCCCTACGTCGTGCATCCACAGGGTCGCAGGGAACGGCTTATGCGATTGGGTGGCCTGCGGGCTGTTCTGCGGCCCCGTGACCATTGTGCACCCGAATGGAGGCAAATCCCATTGCTTCGAGTTCGCCGACCGTGCGGGAGAGCCGGAGGCGGTCGAATGAGCACGCATTACGGGAACCGCGAGCCGAACGGCTGCGGCGGGTGTCTCGCGGCGTTCGTGGTGATTGCCTTCTTCGCCACTGCTGCTGGCGCGTGCTGGCAGATCGGGGCCGCGGTTGCGCGGGCGGTGGTCGCATGACGGCCCTCGAATTCTTCGTGCCGTCGAACCGGCGCGATGCCAAGGGCCGACCGACGCACGTTGACGGGTGGAACGAGTACATCAAGGCTCAGAACGTGAACCGCTACGTCGCCGCCGCGATGGAGCGCGAGAACGTGGGGAGCGTGGCGAACCACGCCGCGGCGGCCATGCTGCAGCATCGCTTCGAGCCGTTGGACGGGCCCGCGCTCGTCACGGTCACGTTCGTGGAGATAAACCGCCGCCGCGACGTGCCGAACGTCTACGGCGGGTTGAAGTGGGTGCTCGACGGGCTCACGCGCCCGCGGGGAAGCAAGTACCAGGGAGCCGGGGCGATTGTCGATGACAGCCCGAAGTGGTGCGAGGTGGAAACCCGCCTCGAAGTGGACGCGGAGCGCCCCGGCGTGAGAATCAGAATCGAGCCATTGGAGGCTGAATAGATGGAGAAAAGCGAGCTTCTACAACACTGCGAAGACCTTATAGCGGCGGCTTCGTGCTGCGTCCCGACCGTGCAGCAAGACGGTGGGAGCTTCGAGCCCGAGCCGATTCTGGCGAACGTCGTATGTTCGACCGTTGCCTACATGCGGATGATGCTCGACGGCTACGAGCAAAAAGAGCCGGAGGAAGCTATAGCGCTCATCATCCGGTTGGGCGTGCGTTTGACCGCTGAGGGCATCGTCCCTAACTCGAAGTTTTAGGCCCGCGCCGTGCCGGAAGAGATCACCGTGAAGCAGGACGGCCGGGGCGTGTGGTTCGCCCGCCCGTACCTGGGCAAGACCCCCGCAGGGCGCGAGGTCAAGCCTTACAAGAGCTTCCCCGAGGCCGGTGACGAGGAGGAGGCGTTGGAGCTCGCGCACGCATGGGTCGCGGGGCTCACGGGCGGCGGCAGGGTGCCGAGCATGGTGCTCACCGACCTGCTGGAGGATTACGTCGCGTCCCTTGAAATCAACGGGGCCAGCTCGAACAGCGTCAAGGCTTACCGGTTGTTCTCCGGGAACTACTGCGCGCGGTTCCTGAAGAAGCGGCGGGCCGACGAGCTCACGGTCATGGACTTCAACCGCTTCGAGCGCTCCCTGCTGAAGGAGGGAGGGCGCGGCGGCCGCCCGCTGTCGAAGGCGACGGTGAACGGGGTCTACCAGTTCCTGCGCGGCGCATACCGCTACTTCGTGAAAAACGGGCTGTGCCCCGACAACCCGCTGCTTATGGCCGAGAAGCCGGTGCCAGACCAGCGCGAGGCCATCGCCCTTGAAGAATGGGACTTTACGGCGCTCGTGCGCCATCTGGCCGGGGTTCTGGGCGGCATGTCGGAGGATTCCAACCCGCGCGAGGTCGTGGAGGCGTTCGCGGACTGGCTTGCCCTGCACACCGGCATGCGCGTGGGCGAGGTGTGCGCCCTGCGCCGCCGCGACGTTATGGCGCTTCGCGGCTTCGTCCACGTGGGCGGAACCGTCGAAGAGAAGAAGAGCGTCGGGCCCGTCCGCAAGGAGAAGCCCAAGACCTCGCACAGCCGCCGCAACGTGTCCATGACCGATGACGAGTTCGCAACCGTGCACGCCTTCATGGCATGGCAGGACGCGGTGTTCGGCTGGTGCGGGCCCGATTCCCCGCTCGTGTCCATCGACGGCTTGTTCATGCGCCCGTCGGACGTGTCGGCGGCGTTCAAGGCCCTGTGCAAGCGCCTGGGCATCGACGCGGCGGCGACGTTCCACACGCTGCGCCACACGCACGCCTCGTGGTGTTTGGCCGAGGGCGTGGACATTATCACGCTTTCTGAGCGCCTGGGGCATGCCGACCCGTCGATCACCATGAGGATATACGGCCACGTGCTTTCAGGGCGCGACGCCGCGGCCGCCGCCGCGTTCGCCGCCATCGCCGAGCGCGTGGAGAAGGAGGCGAGAACGTGAAGTGCACCGAAAATGGTACTGACAAAAGACTGACAATGCCGCCGGTTCCCCGCAAGGAGCCGAGGACGGCGAAACGCGAGGTGAAAGGCGGAAAACGCTCCATCGCCAGCAAGCAAGTTCCGTATAAGAACTAATTATATTGAAAGGATGTGAGGCGATGCGTTATGTGAGCCTTTTCAGCGGTATCGAGGCCGCGAGCGTGGCGTGGGACCCGCTGGGCTGGGAGCCGGTAGCGTTCAGCGAAATAGAGCCATTCCCGTGCGCCGTCCTTGAAGCCAGATTCCCAGAGGTGCCGAACCTGGGGGACATTACGAAGATAGATTGGAGTTCATACGTTGGAGAAGTTGACATTGTGGTCGGTGGAAGTCCCTGCCAGTCGTTCAGCGTCGCAGGAAAGCGCGAAGGGTTGGCCGGAGCGTCCGGCCTCATGTTCGAGTACATACGAGCTGTTCGTGAGCTCCTGCCGAGATACTTTGTGTGGGAGAACGTCCCGGGAGCGTTGTCGAGCGAGGGCGGGGCGGCTTTCGGACAGCTGTTGCGGGAAATGGATGAAGTCGGGTACGGTCTGGCGTGGAGAGTTCTCGACGCGCAGTTCTTCGGAGTGGCCCAGCGCCGCCGCCGTGTCTTTCTTGTCGGATGCCTTGGAGACCCAGGACGTGCCGCAGAAGTACTCTTTGAGCGCGAAAGCCTGCGCTGGGATCATCCGTCGAGCCGAGCAAAGAGGGAAGAGCTTGCCCTGGCCGCTGGGAGGCGTGCTGGCGGCGAGGGCGGAGGAGAAGCCGTTGCCGGATGCATGAACCCGTGGGACTGCCAATCGAACCGCGTGTTCGGCACGGGAGGCGCGTTCCAAACGCTTTACGCGCACGAAGGCAGCGGGCGCCACAACTGCTCGGTGCTCGTCGAAACGTTGCCGTTCGACACGACGCAGGTAACCTCGCCCGCAAACGGCAGCAACCCTCAGTTCGGGGACCCTTGCCATCCACTGTGCGCCGGCGCGCACGTCCCGGCGGTCGCTTTCAGCGCAGGCCAATCGTCAAAGGCCGGGTCGCTTGGCTGCCAGGAAGAGGTCGCTCCCACGCTTCGTGGAGGGTCGAGCGGCACAAATCAAGTGCCGACCGTCTGCATAGACGGCGATATAGCTAGAGGCGCGTACATGGGCAAGAACGGCAAGGGCTGGAACACCGACGGCGTGGCATCGACCATCACGACTATCGACGTCCCCGCGGTGATGACGCAATACGGCGAGGAATTGGCCGGAACGCTGACGGCGCGCGGGGATTCGTCGCCTTGCCACGACAAGTGGCAGAACGTCGTGTGCATGGCGGACGATACCGCGAACGCCTCATGCGATGTCGAGCTAGCCGGGACGCTAAAGTGCGGGGGCATGCCCCCTTCGGTCGTAAGCAATATGATCGTTCGCCGCCTCATGCCCGTCGAGTGCGAGCGCGTCCAGGGCTTCCCCGACGGCTGGACGCGCATCCCGTACAGGGGCAAGCCGGTACAGGAGTGCCCGGACGGCCCGCGATACAAGGCGCTGGGCAACAGCATGGCCGTTCCGGTCATGCGCTGGATAGGCGAGCGGATAGCCAAAACCGAGCAGATCGTGACACGAGAGGGAGAGGTGAAATGATCGAAACCGTAGAACTTACCGATGCTCAATGGGATGCGATAACGCGGCAAGTGGCCCAGCGTTCCGCCGACGCGTTCAAGGGCTTCGAAGCGCCCGTGAAGATCACCCATAAGACGGCCAACGGAGAAGAGTACATAGTCTACGAGAAAGGCGGCGAAGATGATTCCCGAGAGGACTGACGAGCAGCGCCGAGCGGCGCTAGAGAAGGCCATGAGCGCCCGCAAGGCGCGCGCTGCGCTGAAGGTTCGCATCAAGATCGGCGAGGTGTTCGTTGCGGATGCGATGGCGCACCCCGACGCCCAGGACATGCGCGTGAAGCAGTTCATCATGGCTTTCCCCGGCTTCGGATGCGCTAGGGCCGAGGCGGTCATGAGGGCCGCGAAGATCGCCGAAACGCGCCGGGTGCGCTCGCTTGGCACCAGGCAGCGCTCGCGGCTTGTCGAAATATTGGCGCAGGGGTAACCGAGGCCGATTCTTGCGGGCGCTCGCGCTGTTACGCGAACCCGCGCCCGCCTTCCGGCCCGCAACGTCTCAGAAACGATCAGAAAGGCTCGAACTATGGGCATCATCGAAATTATCCTATGGGTGCTCGCGGTTGTCTTCGCGGTGATCGCGCTCACCGTCGCCGCGTTCTGCGTGTCCTACGCCATTTCCTATGGCTGGCACGCAGGGAGGCAACAGGGGGCGAAGCGCCGATGATAAAGCATCCATACATCGTGTTCTTGTCCGGCCCCGTGACCGGCATGCCGGACAACAACCGCAAGGCGTTCGGGGACGCCGCAGACCGCATAGCCGAGCATACCGGAGTGCGCGGCAACATCTATGTGCCGACCGAGCGCGTGCGCCCTGCCGCGACGCATGTGGAAGCTATGCGCGAATGCCTCCTGGAGCTCGTGCAAGGCCAGTTCATGGACTGGAACCTCCATTATCCGTACCAGTGCCTAGCGCAGCTTCCGGGATGGAGCGGCAGCCCCGGCGCGAAGGTCGAGGCGATGGTGGCCCGCGCCATCGGCGTACCGGTCGTGGAGCTTGACGAGCTGCTGGCGAGCTATGAAGCCGCCGACCAGTAGGTGCGAGGCGTGCCGGTGGTGGCGGGAACGGTATTCGAGGCAATGGTGCGCCAACCCGTCGCCGCCCGCGCTCCTGGTCACCGAGCACAGCCACGAATGCGAGGACTTCGCGCCGTCTAGCGGCGATGACTGGCGCGGGATGGTCTACGGCAACACCGACACGCGCGCCACGCACTGTTGAAAGGAGGTGGCGGCACGATGGCGAAGATCACGCAGGCTGACATTGAGGACGCGGCCAAGAACCCGCTCAAGTATTTCAGCCACGATTCGCACGCCGCCGAGGACACCAAGTGCCGCCGCCTGCTCAGGCGATGCGGCATGGAGGGATACGGTAGGTGGTGGCGGCTATGCGAGCTCCTGGCGGCCGAGGACGGGCACCGCGTCAGCGTGGCGGACGCGGAGGACGAGGAGCTGCTGGCCGAATCCCTGTCCTTCGACGGCACCGACGAGCTAGGGGCGTTCCTTATCACGCTCACCGATTGCGGGCTTATCTCGATGCCGGGAGACGGGTTCATATCTGCCCAGCTGGTGACGGAGGCGAGCCTGTACTTCGGCAAGAAACGCGCATCGGGCGGGAAAGGAGGCAGCAACCGTGGCAGCAAAGGTGCCTAACGGCGAACCTGCGAAGCACTGCTATAGCATTGCTTTTCTCGTGCTAAAGCAGTGCTATCTGCGGTGCTTTAGCAATATAAAAGAAAAGAAAAGAAAATATAGGGAAAACGCGCGGCGCGTGCCTGCACGTGACGCGGGGCGCGTTGTGAGTTCAATCCTTCAAGCAAGGTCTTTCTTTGGTTCTTTCTTTGTGGAAAACTTTTCGCAATTCGCGAAGCAGACCGCAAAAACGGCCATTCATCAGGTTATGCACGCAGTTATCCACAATCCGGGGGTTGGCCGATGATCGAGAGCTATTCAAGCGCTAGAGACCTTTTCGAGGCGGCGAGGGACGCGGCCAAGGAACGCGAGCGAACGCGGCGGCAGTTGGAGCGCCTGGACGCCCGCAGATCCGGCGGTGGCTCGTCTATCGCGGGCGGCGGGCGCGGAGGACGCCACGACGTGAACGGCATGGGCCCGACCATAGCCCTGATCGACTACCAGGAGCGCATGAAGCAGCGCATAGCCGATGACGAGCGGCTCATGGAGTTCGCCACGGCCGTGATATACGGCGAAGACGGGACGGGCGGCGTGAGCGCCCTCATGGGCTCCGCCCATGCCGACGCGCTGTTCTGGCGATTCTTGGCGGCGGGGACGTGGCGGACGTGCACCGAGCAATGCGACGCTTCCGAATCGACCGTGAGGCGCATGGTGCGGGAGGCGTTCGACCTCGTGGATGCCCTGGGCTTCGACCGAACGGCCAAAGGCGAAGGGATAGCTGAGGACTGAAAAAAGTTGTGAATTTTGACAGGGTGTGACAGGGTTTGAAAGGGTGTGACAGGTTAAATGTGTGATATAAGTACGGTGCGCGAAGAAGCGCGAAACAGTGAACGACATTCAGGCCCCTGCGGAATCCGTGGGGGCCTGCTCTATTCGGAGGTGGGAGTGCGTTCCTACTCGTTGCATCACGGCGATTGCATGGACGTTATGCGGGGCATCGAGCCGGGAAGCGTTGACATGGTGCTCGCCGACCCGCCGTATTGCTCAGGCGGGCTCACGCGCTCAGACCGCAAGCAGCCGACAAGCACGAAATACCAAACGACGGGGCTTGACGAGTACCATCACGATTACGAGGGCGATGCGATGGACGAGCGGGCCTTCACGTTGTTCACGATGGAATGGGCGCGCCTCGCGCGGGCGACCATGAGGCCCGGTGCGTCGGCGCTGGTGTTCTCAGACTGGCGGCAGCTCGCGAACACGTGCGACGCGGTGCAGGCCGCAGGGCTCGTGTTCCGCGGCATCGTCGTGTGGCACAAGCCGAGCGCCCGCCCTCAGCCGAACAGCTTCCGCTCTGATTGCGAGTTCGCGGCCTGGGCCACCAACGGCGCGATAGATCGGAGCCCCACGCAAGATGCGGTGTACCTCAAAGGGCTCTACACGTACAGCGTCGAGCCCATGAAGAACCGCAGCCACATGAACCAGAAGCCCGTGGGCCTGATGCGCGAGCTCATCGGCATATGCCCTCAGGGCGGAACAGTGCTCGACCCGTTCATGGGCAGCGGAACGACTGGGATAGCGTGTGCCGACACTGGGCGGGCCTTCGTCGGCATCGAGCGCGATGCCGTGTACTTCGACATAGCCGAGCGGCGCGTGTCCGCGGCGTACGCTCAGGGAAGGCTCGAGCTTTGACATGGCTAAGGAATTCTCGGACGCGTTCTATCACTCCGGCCCGTGGAAGCGTGCGCGGCGCGAGGCGCTGATACGCGACCATGGGCTATGCCAGCACTGCGCGGCGCGCGGCGTTGTCGAGCGCGCCGTGATGGTGCACCACGTCACCGAGCTCACGCCCGGCAACATCAGCGACCCGCGCATCGCGACCGACTTACGGAACCTGGTGAGCCTGTGCGACGGATGCCACAAGATCATCCACGGCTGGACGAGCGCTGGCAGGACGCGGCCGGGGATGGCGTTCGATGAGGACGGCAACCTCGTTTGCGTTGAGGAAACAGAACACAAGTTCGAGCGCAGATAGGCACCTGGGCATACATTTTTCATAGTCTGCGAAACCGCAGGTCAAAAAGCATAGCCCCCCGGTCAATCCCTGTACCTACAGTATATGGGCACCAACGTCGGGAGTTAAAGTTTTGCGCGCGGAAGAATCGGGAATCGGGGTGGTCTTGTGGAATCGAGCAAAACGTCGGACAATCAAGAGTTTTCGCCCGAATCCGAGAACATCGGCGGAGAGCGCCCCCGAGCGGCGACGCAAAAACGATACCAGAGCGAGCTCAAGCGCATCCAAGAGCTTACCCGCGACACCATGCCGAAGGCGAAGCGCAGCACGGCTATGCCGCTTTTGCACAACGCGGCGTGGATGAAGATAAAGCTGGACGAGGCGCGCGCGGACATGATGTGCGCCTCGCTCGTCACCGGTTACAACAACGGGGGCGGGCAGCTGGGCACGCGCGAGAACCCCGCCTTCAGCGCCTATAACAAGCTGTTCGCCAGCTATTCGCGGTGCATGAAGCAGATAACCGACCTCATGGTCGGCGATGCTGGCGAGCAGCGCGACGAGCTGGCGGGTTTCCTCAATGAAACGCGGCTCTGAGGGGCCTTGCGAGCTCGCGGCGCGCCTGTACTTCGGCGGCATCCTCGACGGCGGCATAACCGCGTGCCGCAAGATGAAGCAGGTCGCGGCAAAGGTGATGGCCGACCTCGATTCAGCCGAAGAGGGGCGCGCCTACCGCTTCAGCGAGCGGCACGCGGCGAAGCACATAGACTTCATCGAGCGGTTTTGCCGCCTCCCGTCGGGCAAGCTGGGCGCGCCGTTCAAGCTAGAGCTGTTCCAGAAGGCCATCCTGGCCGTCGTGTTCGGGTTCGTCGATGGCGAGGGCATGCGGCAGTACCGAGAGGTGCTGTGGGTCATGGGCCGGAAGAACGGCAAGACGGCCCTCGCGTCGGCCATCGAGCTTGACATGCTCGTGAATGACGGCGAGGGCGCGCCGGAAGTTTACAACGTAGCGACCGCGCGAGACCAGGCGGCGAAGGGGTTCAACAACGCATGGCGCATGGTGCAGACTTCGCCAGCGCTCGCAAAAAACGTGCGCAAGCGCGTGTCAGACCTTTACTGCGGCCTGACGATGGGATCTATTCGCGCGCTCAGCGCGAACACGAACCATCTTGACGGCTTGGACATTTCGTGCGCCATCATCGACGAGCTTGCGGCCATGAAGAACCGCGACTTGTACGACTTGACGATTCAGGGGACGAGCGCGCGCAACCAGCCGCTCGTCATCGAGATAACCACAAACGGGTTCGTGCGCGACAACGTGTTCGATGCCCAGTACAAATACGCTGAGAAATGGCTCGACGGCAAGGCCGAAGGCGAGAAGGCCGCGCACTTCATCGCGTTCATATTCGAGCTTGACGAGCGCGAGGAATGGGAGGACGAAAGCGCATGGGTTAAGGCGAATCCCGGACTTGGGACGATCAAGAAGGTAAGCGCTCTTAGGCAAAACGTCATGAAGGCGAAGGACAGCCCCGATGACCTGCCGTCGCTTCTGGTGAAGGACTTCAACCTCATCGAGAACCAATCGAGCGCGTGGCTCACGTGGGCCGAGATTCACAACCCCGCGAGCTTCGACCCGGCAGACCCGGCGTTCAAGTACGCGATAGCCGGTGTCGATGCGTCGGACACCACCGACCTCACGGCGGCATGCGTGCTGATGATGCGTCCGGGGGACGAGCGCGTATTCGCCCTGCACATGGGATGGATTCAGCGGCGCGCCATTGACGAGGCCGAGGCGGAGGGCAAGCGCGGAGGGCGCGACGGCGTGCCTTACGACAAATGGGTTGCACGCGGGCTTTTGCGCGTGTGCGACGATCCGATCATCGACAAACGCGTTGTGCTCGATTGGTTCGATGAGCTCAGGCGCGAGTACGGGATCTATTGCGTGTCGTGCGGCTACGACCCGTGGCATATCCGCGACGCTCCCACCGTTGACACGTACGGGGCGTATTTCGGCGCTCAGAACTTCCAGAAGGTCAACCAGTGGGCCCAAACGCTATCCATGCCCATGAAAGAGATTCGCGCGCTCTACCGCGCCAACCAGATTGTTGACGGAGCTAACCCGCTCGCCGAATGGTGCCGCTCGAACGTGATGATAAAAACCGACGTGAACGGCAACATCCAGCCGGACAAGAAGAACCAAGACCCGCGCAACCGAATCGACCTTTGGGCCGCCGAGATTGACGCGTTCGTGACCCTGAAAAACGAAATGGACAACTACCGCGCCTTGATCGGAGGTTAGCTTATGGCTCAGAGTACGGGGCTTTTCCGCTCCATGTTCGACACCGTGTTCCCCAAGCAAGCGCACTTGCAGCAGGCGCAGGCCGTGAATGGGTTCTTCGGCACGTTCACCGCGTACGCGCCGACTTTCAGCACGTGGCAGGGAGGCATATACGAGGCGGAGCTCACGCGCTCAGCAATCGAGGCGGGCGCGAACCACGCAAGCAAGCTCAAACCGGAAGTGTCCGGGGCGGCGAAGCCGCGGGCGGCCCGCTCGCTTGCGATGCAGCCGAACCCGTGGCAGACGACCCCGCAGTTCATCGCGCGCATATGGCGCATGCTCAGCGTGAACGACACGTGCCTCGTCATCCCGCTCGTGGCCGATGACGGAGTTACCCAGGTCGGGTACTACCCGGTGCTGCCGAACGTCTGCCAGGCGTACGACGTGGGCGGCGAGCTTTGGCTGAAGCTCGATTTCACGAGCGAGCGGAGCGCCTACGTCGAGTGGTCGCGCGTCGGCGTTCTCACGCGCCATCAGTACAAAAGCGATCTATTCGGCGACGGCGCGGACGTGCTCACGCCGACGCTTCGGCTCATGCGCGCGCAAAACGACGCGGAGCAGGCGGCCATAAAGCAGGGCGCGGCGGTGCGGTTCATCGGGAAGTTCTCGCAGAACCTCGACGATGAGGACATGAAGAAGAAGGCGAAGACGTTCAACGAAACGAACCTCTCCGCCGACAACGCGGGCGGCATCGCGGTGTACGACCGGGCCTTCGAGGACGTGAAGCAGGTCGAGCCCAAGAGCTACACCGTCGATGCCGCGCAGATGGAGCGCATAGAGAAGGCGGTGTATCGGCACTTCGGCACGAACGAGGACATAGTGTTGAACAGGGCGACGGAGGACGTGTTCAACGCCTTCTACGAAGGCAGCATCGAGCCCTTCGCCGTGCAGCTTGGGCACGTGCTCACCGCTATGACCTTCACGCCCTACGAAATCAGCTGCGGCAACGAAATCATGTTTTCCGCCAACCGCCTAGAGTACGCGAGCGCCACGACGAAGATAAGCGTCGCGACCCAGCTCTTCGACCGCGGGGTCGCCGACGGAAACGCCGTCGCTGACATATTCCAGATGCCGCACTACGACGGCGGAGACCGCCACGTGATACGCGGCGAGTACATAGACCTGGCGCTCATCAGCGAGCACACGGCAGACCAGGCCGCAAAGGCGGCGCAGACGAACGCCGCCGTTTTCGGGAACCACCCGCAGCCGAAGGACACCACTACCCAAGGGGGCGACAATGCCAGCAAAACCGATTGATCGGCAGTACCGGGCCATGACGGTGACCCTCACGCCGCCGGAAGAGGGAGGCGACAAGCGGCTCGATTCCGAATACTACGTCGAAGGGTACGCGAGCACGTTCAACGATCCCTACGTGCTGTTCGAGGACTACGACGGGAACGAGTACCGCGAGATAGTGAGCCCCGACGCATTCGAGGGCACCGACATGACCGACGTAATCATGCAGTACGACCACCGGGGGCACGTGTACGCCCGCATGAGCAACGGCACGCTCGTCGTGGAGCCTGACGAGCACGGCCTGTTCGTCGCGGCCGACCTGGGGCGCTCCCAGCGCAGCCGCGACCTGTACGAGGAAATACAGAACGGGCTCACCACCCGCATGTCATGGGCGTTCAGCATAGCAGCTGACGAGTACGACCGCGAGACGAAGACAACGACGATCACGAGGGTCAAAAAGATATACGACGTGTCGGCCGTGAGCCTTCCGGCAGACCCGAACACCGAAATCAGCGCAAGAAACCTACTCGACGGAGTGATCGGGCAGTCGGCCAAGGAGCTTGGCCGCAGGAATAGGGCGCTCGCAATCGCGCGCGCCGCAATAGCAATCAACGGGAAAGGTTTGAAAAATGGACATTGAGGCAATCATCGCGGAGCTTAACAAGCTCATCGAGCAGTTGCAGGGCGCGGAGGACGGCGCGGACACGTCCGAGGACGAGGCGCGCGTGAGCCAGCTCGTCGCCGAGCTCGAGCAGCGCGTGTCGAGCGGAGAGGGGACGAAGCAGGCCCGCGCGGCAGCCGTGGAGGCGGCGCGCCGCGCAATCGAGACGGGCCAGGCCGCCCCGGTTGACAACGTGCCGCTCGCGCGCGCGGCGACGGGCGCGCAGTTCGGGGGCGTCGCCTACGACACGACCGACTACGGCCCTGCCCAGAGGCGCGCTTACTTCAAAGACATTGCGACCCGCGCCGGAATTCAGCTCGCAGGCGGAAACGAGCTCACCGAAGTTGAGCAGCGCGCGTTCACCATCCTCACGAGCAACACGGACGCCGCCGTGCCCGTCGAGCTCCAAAACGAGATTATCAAGCTCATCGACGGTTCCGCCGTCCTGTTCTCCGACGTGCGCCGCTCCACGCTGAAGCATCAGTTCGAGCTTCTGCGCCACAAGGCCATCAAGGCTGGCGACGCAGCCAAGACGAGCGAGGGCGCGGCTCCGGCAGACGAGGAGAACGAGTTCGACACCATCACCCTCACCGGCGACGAGATCAAAAAGACGGTGAAGATGTCGCGCAAAATGTCCGTGCAGAGCCTTGACGGCTTCGAGGCGTACATCAAGCAGGAAGTGAGCGACCGCCTGAGCGTCGCGGGCGATACGTTCGTCGTGGCCCGCATGAGCGATGACAAGCTCGGGATCGCCGCCGCGAACCGCGTCACGTGCAAGACGGCGGGGACGCTTGCGAAGGCAGACCTCACCGGTTCGTTCGGGAAGCTGAAGACCTTCGGCAACGCGGTTCCCAAGGGTGCCATCGTCTACGCGAACAACGACACTATTTGGAACCACATCGCCATGATCGAGGACGCCACGAAGCGCTCCTACTTCGTGGACGAGAAGAGCGAAGACCCGACCGTGCAAGGGCGCATCTTCGGCAAGACCGTCAAGCTCGAAGACAACCTCGCCGACGGCGTTATGCTCATCGGTTACCCCGATCTGTTCCGAGGCAACATCTTCGACGGGCCCGACGTGCGCCCCTACATCGAGAACGGCACTCAAAAGCACTGCTTCGACGGGTACCTGCTGTTCGATGGCGGCCTGGCCGTGCCCCAGGGCTTCGTGATGCTCACCATCGGAACCAAGGCGTAGGCGGGAGGTGGCGGACATGGCGGAAGCAGCCGAGGCCGCACCAATCCTCGACGCGTGCCGGGCCGCCCTCAGGTTCGCCGGATGCACCGACTACGACGAAGAGGTATCAGACCTCATCGGCGCGGCGCGGGCGAAGATGCGGGCGGGCGGCGTGTCCGGGGAGAAATCCGAGGACGATGCCGACCCGCTCGTGCGCATCGCCATCAAAACGTACGTGAAAGCGAACTTCGGAATGGACAACCCGGATGCCACGAGGTACGCGGAGGCGTTCGAGAGCTACGTCACGCAGATGAAGTGCACGGCCGAGTACGGGGCCCGGTCGTGAGCGGGTGGGCTGGCTCGTGCCAGCTTATCGCCCAAAGGGCCGAACGGGCCGATTACGGCGTGTCTCGAAGCGTCGAGACACGCCGTAAGGTGCCGTGCAACGTCATCGGCATGGGCAACGCCGCCTACTACGCGGCCGCCGCCGCTGGCGTGCACCCCGAAGCCGTGCTGCAGGTTCGCAAGGCCGAGTATGGAGGCGAGCGGCTCGTGGAGTTCGAGGGGGTCGTGTACTCAGTTGACCGCGTGAAAGCGTCGAGCCCCGACTTCGCGACGCTCACGCTCGTGGAGAAGGTGGGACACCGTGTCTGATATGGACTTGTCGCGCTTCGTGGCGGACAGCATGAGGGAGTGCATCGAAGAGAACGAGGAAGCGCTCGCGGAGAACTGCAAGGCGGCGGGAGCTCGCTCCGTGAGGCTGCTGAAGCAGGGAAGCAGGCAGCGCACGGGCGCGTACAAAAAGGGATGGAAGGCCGACGTTGAGAGCGACGAGACGGGAACCGAATGCGTCGTGCACAACAGGGTGTACCAGCTCACCCACCTGCTCGAAAACGACCACGCCATCAAGAACCAGACGGGGCGGCGCTACGGCATGACGCGTGGCGACGGCCTGATGGCGGAAGTGTACGAGCAGGTTGCCGCGGAGTTCGCGAGCGCAGGCGGCGGAAGATGAACAAGCTCGCGGATTTGTCGGCCGCGCTCGATTCGCTCGAAATACCGTGGGCCAACACGGCGTTTCGCAACGGCGAGGAACCGGCCCCTCCCTTCATCTGCCTCGTCGCCGGTTTCTCAGAGACGGCGTATGCGGACAACTCCGAATACGTCCGGTTCATGGGCTACGACGTGGCGCTGTACGCCCGCGAACGGGACTACGAGCGGGAAAAGGGTATCGAGGCCGCGCTTCGCGCGGCGGGCATCAACTACGGAAAGGCGGTCACGTTCATAGACGCGGAGGCCCTGGTGGAAACCGCGTACAGCGTTGCCGTTGAGGAAGACTAAGGAAAGGCTCAGCACATGCCACGAAATGGATTTTTCGGCGTTAAAAACGCCCACTTCGCACCGATGACCGACGAGGACGCGCTTACCTACGACACGCCGGTTCCCGTCGCTGGCACCGTCGAAATCAAGATGGAACCGAGCGTTGAGAGCGCTTCGAGCTTCGCCGACAACGAGGTATGGCTCGACAAGCAGCAGGACAACGGAGGCAGCGGAACCATGAGCTTCTACGACGTTGAGGGCACGCCCGAGCTCCGGGCCCTCATAGCAAAGCTCGTGGGCTACCAGATCGCGCAGGACGGGCGAACGATCTTGTCGGCGGACGTTACGCCCGTGCCCTTCGGGTTCATGTGCGAGCAGCCGGGACACATCACGGGCAAGCGCCGGTGCCTTTACAAATGCCAGCTGTCCAAACCGTCCCTCGATGCGAAGAGCACGGAGGAAAAGCCCGACATTACCCAGCTCGATTACGATTTCTCGTGGCGCGTCGTGAAACTGCCGAGCGGCGTGCGCACGAGCGGATACGACAGCTACACCGGCCTCGCGGACTACGAGAATTTCTTCGACAAGATCGACACGGCGCTCACGCTGAAGACGGACGCAGCGCCGACCGAGGGGGCAGAGTAAATGCAGCTTGTCAAAGTCGGCGACGCCGAGCACAAGATCGAGTGCAACGCGTTCACTCCAATCGTGTATTCCGGCGAGTTCAAGGTCGACAAGCCCAACGGCGGGAAGCGCCCCAAGGACATAAGCGAGGCCATCGGCGTTATCGCGGAATCGCTGTCGTACGTCGGCATCCCTGCCATTACGCCCCTGCTCGAAATTTTCTGGGCCTTCGAGAAGACCGCCAACCGGAACCTCGAAGGTTTCAGCGAGTGGCTGGGGAAGTTCCCGGCCGATGCCTACGACTTGACGCGAGGGGACGGTTGGGCCTCCGATGTGATGAAGCTCGTGGAGGCGAACTTCTTTCCAGGCCAGGGTGCGGACATGGAAGCCGAGGCCCCCGAAGCACCCGATGCCGCCAGCGCCGGAGGAAATAAGGGATAGCTGCGATGCACTCTACATACACGAATGCCAGCAGTGCGGCATCAGCGTGTCAGACCTCCACTATCTGACGATAGAGCAGGTCGAATACGTGCTCGCAGTGCGGCAGTACGTGAACGATGCGGTTGCCTACGCGGAAGAGGACGAGAGCGCGAGGCGAGGCGAGGCCGCCTTCTTCGGGTGATTCGGATGAACGCAGGACGGCAGCGCGCCCAGGCGGCGCGCTGCTTCATGCGCTCATGGACATTGAAAAGGGAATCGAGGTGCAACCGTGGCCGTATCCTACAAGGGCCTCACTATCAAGTTCGGTGGCGACACGACCGAGCTCCAAGGGGCGTTGAAGAAGGTTCAGAGCGCCGCGAAGGAGACGCAGGGCGACCTGAAGGACATAAACAGCGCGCTCAAGCTCGACCCCGGCAACACGACGCTCCTCGAACAGAAGGTGAAGGCGCTCAACAGCGCGTACGGCGAGACGAAGAGCAAGCTCGACGCTTACAAGCAAGCGCTGTCGCAGTTGGACGCGAAGAAGCAGAGCGGCGCGCAGCTCACCGAGCAGGAAGAGCGCCAGTACGACACCCTGCAACGCTCCATTTTGAAATGCGAGAAGCAGCTCGAAAGCTACGGCGACGATCTGAAATCAACCGCGAAGGAAGCGGAAGCCTCCAAAACGTCGCTTTACCAGTTCGGCCAGACAATCGAGAACAACGCCGACAAGTTCGAGCGGGCCGGGCGCGGCATGGAGACCGCGGGCAAGACGATTGTGGGCGGCGCGGTCGGCGCGACAACGGCGCTCGTGGGCCTTGCCACCTCCCAAGAAGAGAACATACAGCAGAGCCACCAGCTCGAAACCGCCTGGGAGAGCGCAGGCGGGACGGCCGAGCAGGCCCAGGGCGTATACGCGAGCTTCTACCGGCTGCTCGGCGAGACGGACACGGCTACGGAGGCGTCGCAGAACCTCGCGCGACTGACCACCAACGAGCAGGAATTGAAGGCATGGACGGACATTGCGGCCGGTGCCTATGCGGCGTTCGGCGATGCCCTGCCGCTCGAAAACCTGGCCGAGGCATCCCAGGAGACGGCGCACACGGGCACCGTGACGGGCGGCCTTGCTGACGCGCTCAACTGGTCTACCGCGAGCGCCGAGACGTGGAGCGCGGCGCTTTCAGGTCATGCCGACGCGCAAGCCGCGTTCAACCAAGCGCTCGATGAGGGCGGGACGAAGGAGGACGCGTTCAACGCCGCCCTCGCCGCCTGCGGAGACGAGCAGGAGCGCGCGAGCGTCATCACCGAGACGTTAAACGGGCTTTACGGCGACGCGGGAAAGGCGTACCAGGATACCAACAGCGCGCTCCTAGAATCGCGCGATGCTCAAAACGACTTCAACCAGGCCATGACCGACGCGGGCGAAGCGGCGCTTCCCGTCAAAGAGCAGGTGATGGAGCTTGGGGCCCAGCTGCTCCAAACCGTCGTACCGGCCATGCAGAGCGCGTCGGAGTGGTTTCAAAGCCTCACGCCGGAGCAGAAGCAGCTCGCAACGAACGTGGCGCTCGGGGTGGTCGCCTTCGGCGGCCTCGCCGTCGGCGTTGGTAAGCTGGTGGGAGCAATACCCGGCTTCGCCAGCGGGATAAAGACCGCGAGCAGCGCGTTCAGCGCCTTCAACGGAGTTTTGAAGGCGAACCCGATTCTCGCCGTTGTCGGCCTCGTCGCAATGATCGTGGCGGCGCTCGTGACGTTCTTCACCCAGACGGAAGAAGGGCGGCAGATGTGGAGCGGCTTTTGCGAGGGGATGCAGCAGGCTTGGCAGGGCGTGTGCGATTTCTTCGCCCCGGCGGCGGAGTTCTTCGGCGGAATCTGGGCGAGCGTCACGACCGGCGCGGAAGGATTCGGAAGCGACCTCGCGCAAAAATGGGAGGGCATCAAAACAGGGGCTTCGCAGGCTTGGGAAGGCGTGAAGGGCTTCATCACGTCGAACATCGACAGCGCTAAGAGCATAGGGAGCAGCGCCTCTTCGGTCTTCAAGGACGCGCTCACCGGCGATTGGTCGGCCCTCGCATCCGATTCCCGGCGGCTGTTCGGCGACGTTGACAACGCCGTGACCTCGAACCTGCAAGCGGCGAAGGATTCGGGAATACCCATCGTGAGCGACCTCGCTTCCGGGGCGCTCGACAAGTGGAACTGGCTCAAAACGGACGGCGTTGCGGCGTTCGGCGACCTTGCGTCCGGCATCGGCAGCAAGCTCGACCAGGCGAAATCGTGGGCGAACGACAAGGCGCAGGGCATCGTGGACTTCTGGCGCTCGATTCCGGACAACATCATAGGTTTCTTCTCCGGCATCGGCAGCAAGATTTCAAACGCGTTCGGCTCGATACACTTCCCCTCGCCCCATGTGGAGTGGGGCGGATTCAACATCGGGGACATGCACGTGCCGCTTCCCACGGTCAGATGGTACGGCAACGGCGGCTATTTCGACCAAGCAAGCGTTATCGGCATCGGCGAGCACGGCGGCGAGTACGCGCTGCCCGAGAACCGCATAACCGACCTCATTGCCACGGCGATGGACAAGGCCCGCGGAGGTGCGCAGCAGGTGGTGAGCGTCGCCGTCGAGGTGAACGCGACGATCAAGGGCGAGGCCGACGCGTACGCAACCGGCCAGCAGATCGGAAACGGCATCGCGAGCAAGCTGAAGCAAAGGGGCGTGCAAGTTGCAACGTAAGAGAGAGCGAAACCAAAGCGACCGAATCGTGTTCAACGGCCACGACCTATCGAGCCTCGTGTACTGCAAGGTGAACCGCCCGGTCATGCCGCCCGTTGACGCGTCGTTTCAGGCGATAGGCGGGCGGCACGGAGAGCGGTTCAGGCGCGCTCGTCTGGGTGGGTATGACCTTGCCGTTGATATGTGGATCCGCACGGAGCACCGCCGCGAGGTGGCCGAAGCTCGTCACGCGCTCGCGGCGATGCTGTGGACGGACGAGCCCGCGCCGCTCTACCTACCCGATGACCCCGCGCGCTACCTGCTCGCAATCGTGGGAGGGGACACCGACCTGGGCGAGATTACGGACGATTGCCCGGAAACGACCGTCTCGTTCCATATCGGCGACCCCATCAGCTACGGGCAGCCGCGCCGCCAGAAGGTCGCCGCTGGCGACATCTACCTCGACGCTGGCGGCACGTGGCCCGCCTACCTGTCCGTGACGGCGATGCCCTCAACGGGCTCGTACTGGCGGCTCGCAAACGTCGATACGGGCGAGTTCGTGGAAATCAGGACGGCCCTTGCCGCGAGCAACGTCATACGCGTTGACATGGCGGCAGAGCGCGCGACCGTGAACCAGGCGACGGCCCCGGTGACCATTGATTCCGACTTCTTCAGCGTGGAGGGTCGAACGCACCTCAAATTGTCGGGCGGTAGCGCCGTGATCGAATGGAGGGAGAGGTGGCTGTAGTAAAGGTTCCGGGGTTCACGCGGTTCGACCGGTGGGGTGAGAACCTGGGAAGGCTCGCCGTCACCGAGGCCGTGCACAAAGAGGCCCTAGACGGCACCGACGAGCTCAAAATCACGTGCTATGAGGATTTGAGCAAGGGCGAGCGCGTGGTGTGGGTTGACCGGCGGGGCGTGTGCCACGAGCACATCGTTGACGAACCGTCGCGCACCCACGACGATGAGGGCGAGCCAACGACAACGGCGACGTGCATAAACTCCATTTCGGAGCTGTGGGACGATTACATCGAGGACAAGCGGCCTTCGGGCGGCGTTGCCGTGGCCCTCGCCTCCATCCTCCAAGGCACGCGCTGGGACGTTGGGACGTGCGATCAGAAGACCAGCGCATCGCACACCTTCTACCACGTGAGCGCCCGCGAAGCGCTGGCGGAGCTTTTGGACGTTTGGGGCGGCGAGCTCGAGACCGTAGTGGAGCATGACGGCGCGCGGGTGACACGCCGCCGCGTGTCGGTGCGCGCGATGCGCGGGAACCAGCGAAGCGCGAAGCGCTTCACGTGGACGAAAGACCTCATCAGCATCACCCGCAAGGTGGCGAGCGACAACCCGAAAACGCGCGTGTACGGCTACGGTAAGGGCGTCGAGACGGAAGGCGGCGGCTACGGGCGCAGGCTCACGTTCGAGAGCGTCAACGGCGGCAGGGGCTACGTGGAGGATGCGGAGGCTACCGCGATCTGGGGGCACCCGGACGGAAGCGGAGGCATCGCGCCCGCGGTGGGAACCTACGTGAACGAGCAATGCGAGGACGAGCGCCAACTGCTTGCGGAGACGAACGCATACCTCGAAGAGGCGAAAGAGCCGAAGGTAGCCTATACCGCAGACGTTGACGATCTGGCGGCGTCGGGCAAGGATTGGGAGGACGTGGGCCTCGGCGATTCCGTCGCCATCCTCGACAAGGGGTTTTGCGATGCGGGAATACGCCTCAGGGGCCGCGTGTCGCAGACCGAGCGCGACCTGCTCACCAACGACACGACGGCGACCTTCGGAAACGTCGCGGACGCGATGGCCGATATGTGGCAGAGCGTCGCGCAAGCGCTGAAATCGTCATCCGCGAAATCGGCGCTGTTCGACGCCGTGGCCGGAACGTCGCCGGGATGGCTCGTGCTTCTCCAGGGTGCACTCAATGAGCAGTTCGACAAGGCGGGAAGCTACCAGGTCGAGACGTTCGAGCTTGGCACGATCTGGTCGAACGTCCCGCTCGACGGAACTACCGGAAGACCGGCGAAGAAGACCTCCTCCATGTGGGCTATCAACATCAACGGGCGCGGTTTCCGCATCGCCAGCGGGCTTGCCTCCGATGGCTCGTGGGATTGGAGCACGTTCGGCACGGGCGAGGGATTCACGGCCGACGCCATCAACGCTGGCACGATGAACGCCGACCTTATACGCGCTGGAACCATCACGGACGCGGCCGGTGAGAACTTCTGGGACTTGGAAACCGGCGAGATGAGAATATCCGCAAGCGCCAGCGTCGGCGGCGGCGCGATGGGCGATGCGGTCACGGGCGCGGACGTGCAGTTCGGCGTGTCTGACAGCGCGGCCGTGCAGCCTACGTCGTGGAGCACGAACGCGCTTTGGCAGCAGGGAAAACACCTGTGGACGCGCACGAAGATGACGCTTGCGGACGGCTCTACCGCCTACACCGCGCCGCGGCGCATCGCGAACGACAAGGGCATCGGCATCGCCCAGGTAACCGAGCAGTACTACCTCAGCACGAGCAGCACGACGCAGGCGGGCGGCTCTTGGCTCAACGCGCAGCCCGCATGGGTCAAAGGGCGTTACTACTGGACGCGGAGCCGCGTTGCCTGGTCTGACGGCTCGATCACCTACACGGATCCCGTGCTCGCCCGAGCGCTCACGTCGGGCAACCAGGCGGCCGACGATCTGGACGACGAGCTGACGCAACGCGAGATTTTCAACCGCCTCACGAACAACGGGGAAACCCAGGGCCTCTACATCAGCGCAGGGAAGCTCTACATAAACGCAACGTACTTGAAAACGGGAATCATCAGCGACGCGCTGGGCCGGAACAAGTGGAACCTCGGAACAGGGGCGCTGAGCACCAACTACATGACCGCGAGCAACATCACGGCGAGTGGCACCATGTCAACGGGCTACGACACAAGCTATATGGCGAAGCTCACCGGGGGAAAGCTGAAGTTCTACTACAACGGCGCTGAAACCATCGAGCTTGTATCAATACCGTCTTACACTTCCGGCGAGAAGGGCGGGTACATACAGGCGTGCAACGGAGCCACCTACCTTGGCCTGCGCGCGCCGAAGCTCTACACGGCGCTCAACACGTCGGAAGCTGGCACTATCGGATACACAGGAACCATCAAGCAGAAGGTGAGCAGCGGCGGTCATATAGGAACATTCGAGCTGCGGGTGATAAACGGAATTGTTGTCAGCTACAACGCTTGGAACTACGAGTAAGGAGAGCTCATGGACGAAACGATGGTTGGAGAGCAAACGCGATACATCGCGGCGTACTTGCTCCACGATGCGGCGGCGAACGTCGAGGGATACATAACCAACTACGACGCGGCGGAGTTGCAGGGGGCGGAGGACGCCGGTATGGTCATTCTCGCCGAGTACAGCGACAAATCGCGCGAGCGCGTCAAAGCGTCCGACGTGAGGGAGCCGAAACCCACCGCAAATGGAATCGAGCTAGTGAAGGCGGAGGACGTGGACGAACTGATGGAGGCTGTTATCGACGTGTTCGACGCGCTGGCGGCAGAGCTCTTTTCACCCGTTCTGTCCGTATCATCCGTTAGCGCGACGGCTGTTTCCGGAGGCCCGGATACCGCGGGAGAGGCAAGCGCCGCGCGAACGTTCGCTGCGGCGCTGGCCGCGCTCAAATCAATCGTGTACGAGGGGGCGGCCATTCGATGAACACGCAGACCCTAGAGCTCGACATATCCAAGCGCGGAGGCGGCCAGTGTGTCATCATCGGGCAGGGCGACAAGTCGGGCACCACGATTGAGGCGCATGTGTACGACAACGGCGCTACCGTCGCGCTCGCGGGCTATACCGTTCAGCTCGTCGCCCGCCTGCCCGACAGGGCACATTACGCCCGCCTCAACGCCACGGCGTCGGGCAGCGTCATCACGTGCGTGGTTGACGAGAGTAAGCTGGCGAGCGTTTCGGGCTACACCGACGAAGCGTATTTCACGCTCGCGAAGGGCGGGGCAACCTATTCGACCGAGCGTTTCGCATTGGACATAAAGCGCAGCGGCCTCGACGGCCAGACACCGGCGAAGTCGTGGGACAGCGCGGTCGATGCCCTTATCGCGGGTGGAACCGCCGCCGTGGCGTCCGCGAACGATGCCACGAAGAAGGCCACGTCGGCGGCGAAGTCGGCGAACGATGCGGCGGCGACGATGGACGAGGCGAGGGCTTCCGCCGAGAGGGCGACGGAAGGCGCGAGGGAGGCGGCCGAGAGGTCTAATTCGGCCGCGGGCAACGCCGACATTTCGGCCGAGCAGGCGAGGGGTGCCGCGGGGCGCGCGAACAGCGCGGCCGACGAAGCGGAGGAATTCCTCAACGGGTTCATTGTCGATTACTCGAACCTGAGCGACGAATGCAAGGCGCTCATCGCCCAATCTGCGGGAACGGGCGCATCGCTCATCAGCGACGAGCAGGGTATCGGCATCATAGACGATCTAGCGCCCCTCATCGCATCCGGCCGCGATGCCGGGTGTCTCACCAACGAGCAGGGCACCGGCATCATAGACGATCTGTTCACGTAAAGGAGAACCGATGGCGACAGAATTCAACACCGAAGACCTCGTGAAGGCCGGGACGCTGAAGCTCATGTTCGAGCGGTACGCCAGGCTCGCGGGCAACCCGAGCGCGGCGAGGCCGCACTACAACGCGGGAACCGGACGATACGACAACCTGGACGATTGGCTGGCCCTCATGGCCGACGGCCGCGTATACGGGTGCAAAAGCCCGCTTTACGCGTACTCGCCGGTGACCACGGCAATCAAGATCGAGGCGAACGCGGGGCTCGTGCTAGAGGCATCGACGGACGCGAAGGCGGGGCGCAACGACTACCGGTCGCTCCTATTCGCCCAGTGCCCGCGCGTCAACGGCGGCTACGACAAGGACGGCACCCCGTACGTCACGGCGATAGAAGGATACGACGACCGCTTCGACGCCGCGACGGCCAACACGTGGGCGCTCACGCCCGTCCTGTACTCCAAGCACTCGCGCGATGCGTCGTATGAGTACAAGTACCTGACCGACACCCTGCGGCCGGGGTTCTCCGCCTGCCCCGGAGCGTACACGCCGGGCGGCGCGCTTCGCCCCTTCATCCTGCGCGCCTGCTACATGGATTCCGACGGAACGCTCGACAGCAAAAGCGGCACCGTTCCGGGCGCGTACTACAGCACTACGGCGGTCAGCAACCGCGTTGCCCATTGCATGACGAACGATTTCACGTGGTCGCGCAACCGTTCGGACGGCCTCACGTGCCTATCGTTCGCCGACCTGTGGTACCAGCAGTGGATGATGGAGGTAATGCTCGGGGTCAAGGCCCCGCGATCTGCTGCGGTCGGGTGCGTGTCGTACAACGCGAACTACCCCGTTGCGGTGGCGGAATCGGGCGTCAAGCGCGTGGTTCTCACCGACGTGCAGGCGGCCTACATCGAAATAGGCTCCCGCATATCCATCGGCGACGGCACGCAGACAGACCGATACTATGCGCCCATGCACTCGATAGCAAAGAGCGCGAAGGTTGTCTCGAAGGCTTCGCTGGGCAACGGCCAAACCGCCGTGAACCTCGATCTGGCAAGCGCAATCGACGTTGCGGCGGGAAGCCACATCGTCACGATGGCATGGGGCAACGGCTCGTGCGACGGGGTGCTCGGCACCTTCGGAGCTCCCACCGCGGCGGGATTGACCAACGGCAAGTTCCCGTTCAAGTTCCAGAACCAGGAGTGGCAGCTCGGCCTCTACGAGGTCGCGTGCGACATGTATTCAACGGCGACCGTGGCTGACGGTGTGGCAACGCACACATGGCGCATCGCCGCGGACGTGGACGCCTGCACGGGCATCAATGCGGGTAATGGATGGGTTACGCTCGACACCCATACATCCGGTAGCATCAACAACTGGCGCTACATCAAGGATTACAAGACCGAGAAGGGCGCGCGAGTGCCCGAAAACGTGGACGGAACATCAACAACCGGGTATGCTTCCGCGTGGTATCCGTCGCAGGCTGCGGGTGACCGCGAGCATCTGGTCGGTGGCCCCTTGTCTAGCGGGGCGCTTGCCGGTGTCGGCTGCGCGGCATCGAACTACGCGTTGTCGCTTGCCGGGTGGTACGTGGGCGGGCGCTCTTCTGGTCTTGGGCATTCTGCACCCTGTGCAGAATAGGGGGTGAATTTATGCGGAGCATAAAGAGGGGGCGAAAGCCCCCTTAAAGGGTACGGACGTGGGGAGCGTGACGGCTTCGCTCGCTTTGGTCTGGTCGGTGGCAACTTGTCTAACGGGGCGATTGCCGGTGTCGGCTGCGCGAACTCGAACAACGCGTTGTCGAATGCCAGGTGGAACGTGGGCGGGCGCTCATCTGGATACCTTTGATACGTCACACTCACCGTTTTTGAACGTAAACGGCTGTGCCACGCTCATCGAGCAAAATAGGAACCAAGCCCACGCCGCTTGGTAGGCCGGTCATCGGCCGAAGAGCGGTATTTATCCAGAAGCAAAGGGCGTGAAGGGTTGAAAACGTATTGCAAGAAGGTAGAAGTGACGAGCATGGGTCACCTGCTCCACGCGTACGGCGAGTTCGGGCGGCACCGGCGGGGCAAGCGCAAGTTCGCCGGTTTCTTCGGCCGCGACCCGCTCGACGTTGCCGCCGATGCGCGCGCCATGATCGAGGCGCGCGACCTGTCGAGCATCGGGCCTATATCGTACTTCAACCGCCATGAGCCCGTGACGGGCAAAGAGCGGGTGATCGGGAGCGAATGCGCCATGCAGCAGTACCTCGACTACGTGGCGGTCACTGCGCTGCAGCAGTTGTTCGATGCGAAAATAGGCTACCACCAATGCGCCAGCATCAGGGGCAAGGGCCAGGCGCACGCCTTGAAGTACCTGAAGAGGTGGGTGCGCTCGTCAAGCTCGCGTTACTATGTGAAACTCGACGTGAGGAAGTATTACAACAACATCGACCGCGACGTGCTCATGGGCATGCTGCGGCGCGACGTCAGAAACGACGATCTTCTGTGGCTTGTCGAGGCGCTCATAGCAACGCACGCGAAGGGCTTGAACATAGGCAGCTACCTATCCCAGTATTTGGCGAACTACTACCTCTCCGGTGCCTACCGGTACGCCGAGGGGCTGCAGAAGGAGCGCAAGAGCCGCCGCACGGGAGAGGTCACGGACGTGAAGCTGGTGGGCCACGTGCTCACCTACATGGACGATTGGGTGCTGATCGGGTGGGACAAGCGCGATCTGAAGATGGCCGTTCGGCGGCTCGTGCGCTACATGCGCGACGTGCTGCGCTTGGAGGTAAAGCCGTGGAAGCCGTGCGCCATCGACTGTGAGCCCATAGACATGATCGGGTACGTGTTCCGCAGGACGTGGACGGCGGTGCGCGCTGGCATATTCCTACGTGCCCGCAGGGCCTTCAGATCGGCCGACCGCGCGCTCATCCTCACGCCGCACCTTGCGGCACGGTGCCTGGCCTACTGGGGCTACTTCAAGGCGGCTTGCACCCGCCATTACCGCAAGGCTCACGGAATAAGGAAGCTCGTCAACGATTGCAAGGACGTTATGTCGATGGCGCAAGTCGAAAGGAACTGGTATGCAAACAACCTACAGCTCGGTGCCGCTTGACGCCGTTGCGTACTTCGGGCACGGAGACGGGACGGCGGACGTGTATTTGAGGCGCAACGCGCGAACCGAGGAAGGGGCCGCAGAAGACGGCACGCCGCTCACGGCGTACGTCGCCGAAGAGGTCAGCGGCACCACCGACAAGCCGGAGGCGTGGTTCGCCGCGAACTTCGATGAGGGGTGGGCCGAATTCGAGCGTTCGGGGATGAGCGATGCGGAGCGCATCAACGACCTTGAAACGCAGATAGACGAGCAGGCATCCGCCATAAACGAGCTGGCGGTCATGATGGCGGGAGGTGAGTAGTTGGCTACATACTATGCCGGGCGCATCAGGCGAGGCAAGATGAGGATCGAGGACGTGCCCGAGCGATGGCGTGAGGAAACCGAGAGGGTTCTCGCGAGCGTCTAGCACAAAAAACAAAACAGATCGAAGCGCCGGAAGGCGCTTTTTTCATGCCCATTAAGGGGGTGGTACATGGAAGCAATCATTGTCGCCCTCATAACCGGAGGCGTCACGGTGCTTGGCGTCGTTATTGCGAACGGCAAGCAATCCGCGGTGATGGGCGAGAAGATCGAGGCGCTTTCCGAGCGCGTGGAAAAACACAACAACGTGATAGAGCGCGTCTATAAGCTCGAAGAGCAGCCAAGAGCGTGCGCCGAGAAGTTCAAAACCCTTTTTTCAGACATAGAGAGATTGGAGCGGTAATGGAAGATTACCCCAAGCACGTCATGCCCAACGAGGTATACGACGCCCTGAAATACGTCGTTACCATCATCATTCCCGCCGCCGTCGTGCTGTATGCGGCGGTAGGTGCCCTGGTGCCGACGATTCCCGATCCAGCCGTCGTGTGCGGCGTGGCAACCGCGGTGGATACGTTCCTCGCGGCGTGCATCGGCGTTTCGAGCGTCGTTGACGCGAAGCGTGGCGCTTCCGGTGGTGATGGCGAATGA